ACCATCACCACGGCCGCCTCCTACGGCGGCACGGCCAACATCTACACCACGGCCCCGACCACGGCCGCCACGAACATCACCATCCAGGTCTACCAGCAGTACTGGACCTCACCGCCCCAGGTCATCACCACGGCCCAGGGTCAGAGCCAGGTCCAGTCGACCCCGTCGGGTCTCGGAACGGTGGGCTTCGTGCGCTACGAGCGCCACAACGAAGTGTCCGGCGGTGGGTCGCCCCAGATCCAGCTCAACAACGTCGGTGACTACATCTCCCAGATCTTCTTCGTCCTGCGCAACAACTCGACACCACAGGCCCGTGACCAGGCGGACTGGCCGAGCCCGTTCGCGTTCTGGGTCAACGACTTCCAGACCCAGGCGCTCGAAACTGCTCAATGGCAGCGGAACATGGCCCGTTTCTATGGGTACAACGCCGCCATTGGATCGGCCGGGGGCCTCGACACCGGGGTCTTTGTCCTGATCAACCAGTTCCAGCTGTTCGACCGGATCGAGAACTTCAGCCCGGCCAACCAGTACCTGCCCACCGACGCCACCACCAAGCTCCAGATCCGGGGTTCGACGTGGGGGTCCAACTCCAGCTACCTGGAGGTCCTGACCCGCATGATCCGGCCAGTGAGCGGGGCGGCATTATTCGCATGATCCGTTCACCAGAGGTGAAGTCATGACACAGCTTGACGCCAACGCAGGGGTGGCCACGATGGTGAGTTCACCATCGGGCACCGTGGGCAACATGGGACCGGCGACCGCCTCGGCGGCACCGGGTGCCCAAGGCCCTGGCGGCGGCATGTCCGTCACCACCGCCGTCGTGTACCTGATCCTCGGATCCGCAGTCGCCCTGGTCGCCATCGGTGTAGCATTTCGCCGCCCAATCGGAGAAAGGTAAACCCATGAACGTGAGTCACGTTGCCATTGCGGCCGTCGTTGGCGCAGCCATCGGCTACTACATCGGCAAAAAGAAGTAATGACCGAAACCGCCACGCTCGCCGAGCGCGTCCGGGTGCTGGTCATCGTGGCGAAGCTCCGGCTTGCCGCCAAGATCGCAGAATCAAGACAACGGTGGATGCGATAGGCATCATCATGATGGGAGCAGGCGTTTTCATCATGTATGCCGCCTACAAGAACGCCCACCCGATCACGGTTTTTCAATCAGTGCTCGGAACGGCAAGCGGAGGCACAAAGTAAAAGGAGCATGATGGCCGAACAGAGAACCACCAGCACCGAAGGTGGTCACCTGGTGGTCGCCCTCATGTTCTTCACGGTGCTCTTCGCCCTGGTCGGTGAAGACATAAAGGGCAACATCTCGCCGGGCCAAGGCTCGACCTCGGGCATCTCGGCCGATATAACCAAGGGCGGCCGCATCATCGTCGGCGGCTTCATCGCCACCTCGCTGCTCGTTCTGGCCACTCACGCCGGTGAGCCCGGTCGCCAGTTGGGCGTCGGCCTCGCCATCGTGGCCTTTGTCACCGCCGCCTTTGTCGAAGGCAAGCCGGTGTGGGACGCCATCGACAAGGTGGTGGGCTCGGGCTCCACCCAACCCGGTGCCATCTCGACTTCACCCACTGCCCCAAGCACACCCACCACCCCTGGCACTAACACCGTCGGGTCGACGGCGACCATCGCCACGAACCTCGCAGGATGAAAGGAACAGACAATGAGCGGACTTGAAAAGGGGATCACCGTCTTTCTGGGCGGCCTGATCTCCATCGCCCTGGCCACCACCCTGGTCGGCCCTGGCAAGCAGACCCCCCAGGTGCTCGGCGCGGCCGGCGGGGCCATTAGCGGCAGCCTGCTGGCTGCTCAGGGGAACTAGGACCCATGGCCGGGATGCTGCTGCTGGCCGGCCAGCCCGGGGTCATCCCGTCGCGCCCGAATGAGGACCCGGCCCCCGATCTGGCGGTCGCCGCCAACTTCGAGCGCTTCGACGGGCTCGAAGGTCACCCCCAACTCGACGCCCCCGCCGCCCAGTCCCCAGTGGATGCTTACGGACTAGCAAAGCTTGTGAACCCTAAGGGGGTGGCACCCTTTTTTGGGCAGTTCCGAGACACTGTAATGATGAAGCTGACCATGTATAAGTGGGCACCAAAGCCAACGGCGCAAGTAACCGTGCACAAGGCACTGCAACCAGCTATACGTTTTGAAAAAGCCGACTGCCTCGACTTGCCACCCGTTACGTTTGTTGAACGAGATGCACCGCTAACCCCGCAACAGCAAAAGTTTTACCACATACTTAGAAAGCAGATGCTGATAGAAGCAGCGGGGGAAGAAATTTCAGCGGTCAATGCTGCCGTGCAGATCAACAAGCTCCTGCAGATAGCTGGCGGCGCGGTGTATACGGACAATAACGAGGTCATTGAGTTCGACGTAAGTAACCGACTAAACGTAGTGCAAGAGGTCATAGAGGAGTCTAGCCATAAGGTGCTTGTGTTTGTCCCATTCACGCATACCATAGAGCTACTTGAGAAGCACTTGGCTAAGAACAACATTACATGCGAAGTGATAAACGGGGCAGTGCCCGTGAACAAACGCTCGGACATTGTTAAGCACTTCCAAGAGCAGCCAGAGCCGAAGGTGCTAATTATTCAGCCCAAAGCAGCCTCGCACGGGTTAACCCTAACTGCCGCAAACACAATCATTTGGTATGCTCCGTGCACCAGCGTTGAAACATACCTGCAAGCCAATGCGCGGATTGATCGCCCCGGACAAGTCAACAACATGACAGTCGTGCATATTACAGGTAGCCCCATAGAAGCCAAGATGTACACCATGCTTCAGGGCAACATCAACAATCACCAGAAAGTGATTGACCTGTACCGCCAAGAAATATTTTCAGAAGCTATTGACAATGTAAAAAGTTAGGTTATAATCTAACTTCCACCAACAATTAGGAGCATCAGATGGACGCAGAAGTTCAGGATACAGCTACCCCAATAGACTTGGACAAGCTGACTACGGTATACCTAAAGATCAGAGACTCGCGTGCTGACCTCAAGCGTAAGTTTGAAGAAGCAGACGATGAACTAAAAGAGCAGTCAGATGTTTTAGAAGCGCAGATGCTAGACATTTGCAAAGGCATGAATGCCGACAGCATTCGCACCCCACATGGCACGATTATTCGCTCGGTAAAGTCACGGTACTGGACGAATGATTGGGATTCGATGTACAGCTTCATAGAGGAGCACAGTGCATTTGGCCTGTTAGAGAAAAGACTTCATCAAACAAATATGAAAGAGTTCCTCTATGAGAATCCCAAAGTTCTACCACAAGGTTTAAATGTGGAGAATTCTTATTCCGTGGTTGTTAGACGTTCTAAGGAAAAATGAAATGAGTAACCTCACAATTATTAGCCAAGACCTGCCAGACTTTTTACAAACTGCTGGTATTAGTGACCTCACAAAGCAACTCGCAGGTAGGGCTGGTGTTAAGCGCATCGTACCTAAAAACGGACTCTTCCGTAAGATGGTCGGTGGCGAAGAGATGGGCAGGGTAAAGGGTAACTTGAGCGCTATCATTGTTAACGCTTCTCCTCATGTAGGTCGTATTTTCTACGCAAAGGCATGGAGTCCAGATGCAGAACCAACTGCACCTGACTGCTTCTCCAACGATGGGCGTACACCTGCTTCAGGCGCGGCTAACCCACAAGCTGAGCGTTGTGATAACTGCCAACAGAACATTAAGGGTTCAGGCATGGGCAACTCTAAGGCTTGCCGTTATTCACGCCGCATTGCTATGGTGTTAGAAGAGGATTTTGGCACTTCACTTGAAGGCGAAGTCTATCAAATGAACTTGGCTTCTAAGTCATTGTTCGGAGATGGTGCTGGGGACAACACCCACACCTTTGAAAACTACTCTAAGTATCTGTCTAATAACGGCAAGAGCTTGGACTACGTTGTGACGCAGATTAGTTTCAACGAAGAGAACGATAACCAGTCTGTCATGTTTACGCCGACTGGGTATATCAACAAAGCACAGTACGCTGTGACTAGCGAAGTAGCCAAGAAACCAGAAGTGCTGAAGATGGTAGTTATGACACCATACCAAGCTGACGTATCAGGCAAAGTGGCTAAATTAGATGCACCTGCACCTAAGGTTGAGTCTCCTATTGAGGAGCCAACTAAGCGGGAAAAGAAAGTCGAGCCAAAGCCCTCCGTCAAGAAAGACCTTGACTCTGTGGTGAAGGCTTGGAGCGACGAGGAATA